GATCTTTGGAAGAACTTCGGCGAGCGCCCGATCACGTTTACCATCACGAAAAAAGCCGATCCTCGCGGGCTTCGCGCCAACAGCTACGCATGGGCGCTCATTGAGCAGCTCGCCGCCAGGCTGAAAACTGACAAGGAATCTGTCTACGAGGAAATGATTCGGCGCTACGGCGTTGGTGAAAGCTACATCGACGAAGCCGGAAACGAGTGCAAGGTGCTGTTTTCCCTGCGCGACGGCGTACCGCCCCGGCTCGTGGCCAGACACTATGCCGAGATCGGCGTCGGCTACATCGAGGGCAAGAAATTCATCCACTACCGCGCCCTGAAAGGCACAAGCGAGTACACCGCTGCCGAGATGGCTGCGTTCCTCGACGGTATCATCGCCGAGTGTGAGGAACAAGGTATTCAGACCGGCCCGCCCGAAAAAACAGCTCAGTACAAGGAGGCGAAGAAGCCTTGACCGTTTATTGCGATTACTGCGGCCACAAAGCCGCGCTGGTCGATGATTCCGAGATCTATGGCCGCAGCTTCGGCCACACCGCGTATCTCTGCAGAAACTGCGGTGCATACGTCGGCTGCCATGGCCGAACAGACAAGCCCCTCGGCCGTCTGGCCGACGCCACGCTCCGGAAATGGAAAATGGCAGCTCACGCCTCGTTCGACCCTCTCTGGAAAACCGGGCCGTTCCGTGGGCGGCGCAAAGCCGCCTACGGCTGGCTCGCTGGACAAATGGGACTTCCGGTCGAGAAGACGCACATCGGTATGTTTGACGTGCCTCAGTGTCAGGAAGTCATCAAGATCATTGAAAAAGGAGATTTCAAAAATGCTCAACTTTGATAAGAAAGACGCTCATGTTTATCCGTTCGACGAATCGCCCGGCGCCGGTATCATCATGGACGTCGATCTGGAACAGCTCATCCGCGAGTCCGAGCGGCTGCGCGTCTGCAAAGCAATCTTCAACTCCTCCAGCATTGAAAACTGGCATCTGCGTGACGCGCTCGAAGCTGTTCTTGCAGAACCTAGCGTTGCCCCTGCCAGCAACGATGTTCCAGAACCGTGCATTCCAGCGCAGGAGGCCGATCATGCTTAACCGCATTGTTCTCATGGGACGTCTGACGCGCGACCCAGAGCTTCGCCGAACGCAGAGTGGCACGGCGGTTGCCTCCTTCTCCATCGCCTGCGACCGCGATTACGCGGCGCAGGGCGCGGAGCGGGAAACGGATTTCATCGACATTGTCGCGTGGCGCGGGACGGCTGAGTTTGTGGAGAAATATTTCAGCAAGGGCCGCATGATCGTCGTGGCCGGGCGGCTTCAAATCCGCAACTGGCAGGACAAGGAAGGCAACAAGCGCCGCTCGGCCGAGATTCTTGCCGACAGCGTTTACTTTGGCGATTCTAAGCGCGACGGTGACAGCGGCAAAGCCAAAGGCGAGCCGGCCTACGATCCGACCGGCGGCTTCTCGCAGCTCGCGGACGATGACAGCGAATTGCCGTTTTGAGCTAGGAGGTGCCAATCATGGCAGAAAAGCGAATGTTTACGAAGTCCATCATTGACAGCGACGCATTTCTTGAAATGCCGCTTTCGGCTCAGGCCCTCTACTTCCACCTCAATATGCGCGCCGACGACGACGGCTTTGTAAACAACCCGAAGCGAATCACTGACTACGTCAACGCCTCGGCAGACGATCTAAAGATCCTGCTTGCCAAGCGATTTATCATCCGCTTCGATTCTGGTGTCATTGTCATCAAGCATTGGCGTATGCACAACACGCTGAAAAGTGACCGCTACCACCCGACCGACTACCAAGACGAGCTGGCGCTGCTCTGTGTGAAGCCCAATAAGGCCTATACCGAGAAACCGCAGGTTCCGGAGATACCTCCTGCACCTCTGGAACCAGAATGGAACCAATCTGGAACCAACTTGGAACCACAGGTAAGAGTAGTAGAGAGTAGTAAAGGTTTAGGTAAGGATAGTGAAGGTTTAGCTAAACCTAGTGGAGATTTAGCTGCTCCGAGCGCAGAGCCGGTAACCGTCTCCGCGCCGCCGATCATCAGCATCATTCTGAATGACAAGTCGTTCTTTGATGTGTCTCCGGAGGATTACAACCGCTGGTGCGAGCTGTACCCCGCTGTCAACGTCATGCAGGAACTCAGGAAGATGTCAAGCTGGAGCACCGACAATCCCAAGCGGCGCAAGACGAAATCAGGAATCCGCCGGTTCATCAATGCTTGGCTTTCCAAGGAGCAGGACAAGGGCGGGCAGTATCGTTATCAGGGTGGTAGCTCCAGCGGCAACGTCTTTACCGACATCGCGGAGGGCATGAGAAATGGACAGGCTTGAAACGGCTGATATTCTGGCGGTTCTGAAAGCGGCCTACCCGCAGTTCTATAACGGCCTCAGCCCCAAGGAGGCAAACAAGATCGTCGATCTCTGGGCTGAAATGTTCAAGGATGAGCCTGTTATGGTCGTTGCCGTTGCAGTAAAAGCCATGATCGCCTCGCGGACAAATACGTTTCCCCCGAACATCGGCGAAGTCAAAGAGCAAATCACGAAGATGCGTATGCCGAAGGAAATGACCGCCGCCGAGGCGTGGACGCTGGTCTACCGGGCGATTGCAAACAGCGGCTACAACGCGAAAGAGGAATACGACCGTCTGCCGCCTACGATTCGGCGGCTCGTCGGCTCGCCGCAGCAGCTTCGGGAATGGGGCATGATGAACGCCGAAACGGTGCAAAGCGTGGTCGCTTCCAACTTTCAGCGCTCCTACACGGTGCGCATCAAGAGCGATCGGGAGTATATGGCGCTCCCGTCAGACATAAAACAGATGATTTCCAGCATCGCGCAGCAATTTGCGCTCGGCGACGGAAATGAGAATGGAGGATGAGGATATGAAAAGATGGGCAAGGCGCAACCTGCCTACGGTTGTTCTTCTGGCGGCGCTGATCCTGCTCGCCGCGTTGGTGCTTGCGATTGCGATGCCACGCGAAACCGAAAATACGCCTGTTGCTGCCGTGACAATTTCGCCGACGTTTGACGAAGCGGCCTACCAGAGCCGCTTGGAGGCCGAAGCCTTCGCGAAAGTTGAACACGAAACCGCCGATATTCCCGGTACATACGATCTGCCAGAGCCTCCCCAAGAGGCAGACAGCAAGCCTTGCGGGAAAGGCGGCTTCGAGTGCCAGGACAAAGAGGACTGGGAGCGCCTTGCCATTGTGATCTATCAGGAAGCCGGCGGCGACGATGTGTGCGATATGTGCCGCTATCGTGTGGCCGACGTTGTTCTGAATCGCGTGGCCGATCCTCGCTACCCCGATACCATCGAGGGCGTTCTGATGGACAACAAATACGGTCTGCAATGGGGGCTGCTCTCCGTGACCGGAATCGTCTGGCCTGATAAGGCAAGCGAGCTGGGCGAAGCCGCCGCCGTGCAGCGAGCGTGGGACATTGCGGCCGACGTTCTCGAAGGGCATCACAGCGACCTCGATGGCAATTATATTTGGTGCTCCGAGTACAAGCAGGGTTCCGAAGTGATCTACTGCGACGGCATTTACTTCGGCGTGGGTTAGGAGGCAGCCATGGCGAAAGATCCAAAACGGCAGCTTCTCGGCAAGATCGCCCGCCAGAAGGGCCAGTATTTCGAGCAGCGGCTTGACAGCACCTTCGATTACTACCGCGAGCGCGGCTATGCAGAGATTGAAAAGACACCTGAGCCGATGAAGGTTATCAAACCGGAGGGCAACGGTCGATTCCTCGCCTGCTACACCAAAAAGGCGCAGGTCGACTACAAAGGCACAATCAAGGGCGGCAGGACGGTCCTGTTTGAAGCCAAGTTCACAGCCACAGACCGGCTGACGCAGGATCGCGTTATCGACAAGCAGGCTTCCTACATGGACAGACACCAGCGGCTCGGCGCCCGCTGCTTCGTCGTTGCCGGCTTTTCGACCGACGAGGTCTACAAAATCCCTTGGGCCGACTGGCAGAACATGAAGACGCTGTTTGGCCGAAAGTACGTAAAAGAAACCGATCTACAAAATTACAGAGTGAAGACAGCTTGGAATGGAACGCTGTTTTTGCTCGACTGACGACTGAAAGGAGTCACTACCATGAGCGAAATTTCGATGTATGAAGCACAGAAAAAGAAGATGGAAGGCTTGTGCGAAGAACACGACCTGACGTATCGCTTCCAGAAGGACACCTATCCGCCCACATTCACGATCTCCCCGATTCAGGGCATGGACGCCCAGCTCTCCATGCTGGAGAACGTCGAGGAAGCCGGGTACATCAGCCCCGAAGCCAAAATGACGTGGATCTTCAAGGACGGTTCGCTGGAAACCAAGGTCACCGGCGGCACCTTTACGATTGCAAAGACGCTGCGGACGAAGATCGAATCTGTTCTGACGAAGATGCTGACGTACTGGATGCAGTATTTCTTCCGCGACGTCATGGAAAAACGCAGTCTCAAAGACGGCATGATGCCTGTCATCAACGAGGACGAAGTCGAAGATGATGATGCCTACGAGGAAGATCCGGAAGATTCCGATGACGCCGAGGCCCCTGAAATGCTCGACGGCGATGACGCAGAAGATGGCGCGGACGATGATCTCGGCGACACCGCCGACAGCTCCGATGCCACGGACGATGATCTCTACAATCAGGCTGTCAGCATTGTGCGCATGGAGAACAAGGCGACTGTTTCTCTCCTCCAGCGCCGCCTGAATGTCGGCTATGCCCGCGCCGCCCGCATCATGGAGCTGCTGGAGGAAAACGGCATCGTCGGCCCGTACGCTGGCTCGAATCCGCGCGAAGTGCTCCCGGCTGATGAACCGGACGATATGGAGGACGCGGCTGATGAATGAGTTGAAGCCGCCGATGCTCAAGCGCGAGGACTACAAGGCTATCAAACACATGAACCGTGAGGACATGACGAAGTACCTCTATCGTGTCTACCGGCGCGGCTTCGATGCTGGCGTCGAGTCCACCAAGGGCAAAGTCACCAAGCGTTCCATCGTACCGCCCGAACCGGTGCAGACGGAGGAATAAGTCATGGGAAGAAGTGTGCCGCACAATCTGAAAAGTACCCACCAGACGGAATTTGTGAAGATCTTCAACTCCCTCTGCGGCCGCTACGGCCGCTGGGAAATCTGGCAAGATTTCGTAACGCTCGCCGCAATCGCGATCTCAAATACCGTTGACCAGAGTCAAGCCGCTGAGCGTGAAAAGACGTACATGACGATAGCTGGCAAGTACAAGCCCGAAGAAATGCTCAAATTCTCGCAGATGCTCCAAGAGGTCGTGATCGGTATGGATTTCAATCCAGATCAGGACTTTCTCGGCGAGCTTTACATGGCACTGGATTTGGGCAATGACCACGCTGGGCAGTTTTTCACGCCCTATGATGTCTGCCGCATGATGGCTGAGATCACCGGCACAGACCTCCAAGCGCGTATAGAGCGGGACGGCTGGATCTCCGTCAACGATTGCGCTTGTGGTGCAGGAGCGTTGCTGGTGGCGTTTGCAAATGCCTGTACGCGACAGGAAATCAACTACCAGACCTCCGTGCTTTTTACGGCGCAGGACATTGACTACATCGTTGGCCTGATGTGCTACCTGCAGCTCTCGCTCATGGGCTGCGCCGGGTACGTCGTGATTGGCGACACGCTTCTTCATCCCTCAACAGCACTTGATCGCCGGGGGCTTATCCCCCGGCCAGACCAGAACATATGGTACACCCCGTTTTATTTCCGCGACATCTGGCACTACCGCCGCATTTGGGCGCAGATGGATTTACTGCTTCAGACAGACGAAAAACCCGCCGAGCAAGTTACCGGCAAGTTAAAATCGTCTGCCGCGCTGCCGCCCTTGCCCTTGCAGGAAACGAAAACCGGGCAGCTCACACTATTCTGACAGAAAGGAGAAATCGCCTGACACATGGGAAAATGGACGGACGATCAACTTCAATATCTCCGCGAGCATAGTCGCTCACAGCCGGCAGCGGCTATTGCCGCAGCGCTTGGCCGGACGGAAGGGTCTGTACGACAAAAGAGGCGTTCGCTCGGACTGCAAAGCTATCACGCAGGATGGACAAAAGCAGAAGAACAATTCCTCCAAGATCAATGGGGTGTCATGTCAATCCCCGCGATTGCAAAGCGCCTTAACCGCTCCGTCGAGGCTGTCGTCGTGCGAAAAAACAGGCTGGGGCTTGGCCCGGTTCTATTCGGCGGCGACTACATATCCATGAATCAGCTTATAATCGCCGTTTGCGGCACCAATGCCGGTGGGAACTACAAGCTGAAAAGCTGGGTTGAAAACCGCGGCCTCCCGATTCACACAAAGCGCGTCAATCAGAACAGTTTTCGTGTCATTCGGCTCAATGAGTTTTGGAAATGGGCAGAACAGCACCGCTCGTTCATTGATTTTTCCAAAATGGAGCCGTTGGCGCTGGGCGAGGAGCCTGCATGGGTAGCCGAGCAGCGCAAGAAGGACTTTCAGGCATTTGCCATCCAGCGGAAAGACCCATGGACACCCGATGAAGACACGCGGCTGAAAATGCTGCTTCAGCAGCATCGGTACGGATACGCTGAGCTTTCTGATATACTGCGTCGGTCCGCAGGCGCGATCCAGCGCCGGTGCAACGACCTCGGTATAAAAGAGCGTCCTGTCAAGGCCGACAATCATGGTTCATCCGCAGCTTGGACACAGACCGACTTCGATGTGCTGGCAGACGGAATCCGAAAAGGCAACAGCTACACCGCCATTGGCAAGGCACTCGGCAAATCCGAAAAAGCCGTGCGTGGGAAAGTTTATTTCGTCTATCTGACCGAGAATCAGGACAAAGTACGCGCCATGCTCAAAGATCAGCCTTGGGGTTATGGCGCGCCAGACCCGACCGTAAAGCAGGCGGTACACCTGTCCAGAACGCGAACAGAAACCCTGCAAACACTTGAAATGCTCTGCTCAGTGCTCCGCAAGCGCATCAACGACATTGACGATAATCCCTACTGGCAGCGGCTCATGTGCGCAAACTGGGATGAAGTCAAGGGTTGCAATCTCTGTGCCAACTGCGACGAATGCACCGAGTTCCGCAGAATCCCACCACAGCATTGCGCCCGGTGCGGCCGTTCTTTTATCGAGCGCAAAGAAAATACCTTCTGCCCGGCCTGCCGGCTGGCGCGGAAGAAACAAGCGCAGCGCCATTGGTGCCGCGTGAATGGAGCGCAGACGCGCTCCTGAATGAAAGGAGATTCGCAAATGCCTCAAATTGTAAACATCGCAATCGACCGTCTTTTCCCTCACGCTGACAACCCGCGCAAGGATCTCGGTGATCTGTCGGAGCTTGCTGCAAGCATCAAAGCCAGCGGCATCCTGCAGAACCTGACGGTCGTTCCGGATGAACCGGACAACTCCAATACGGACTTTACCATCATCATCGGTCACCGCCGTTATGCCGCCGCGAAGATCGCGGGCCTGACAGAGCTGCCGTGCGTGGTGGTCGAAATGTCCGAGCGCGAGCAGCTTCAGACCATGCTTGTTGAGAATATGCAGCGCAGCGATCTGACCGTCTATGAGCAGGCGCAAGGCTTCCAGATGATGCTCAACATGGGCGATTCCGTAGCTGAAATCGCCGAAAAATCCGGCTTCTCTCAGACCACCATTCGCCGCCGTGTAAAACTGCTTGACCTCGACCGGCAGAAATTCCAGAAAGCTGAATCCCGCGGTGCGACGCTCAACGATTATCTGGAGCTTGACAAGCTGGACAGCCCGGAGGATAAGAACAAAGCACTTGACGCTATTGGCACGGCAAACTTCAACAGCGTTCTGAAAAGCCTGATTTCAGAGCAGGAAATCCGAAAGAAATTTGCTGAATGGACTGAAATTGCAGACAAGTTTGCATATCAGATTGAAAGAACCGGCGAGTTCAACGGTCAAAACGTCGGTATGGTCTATTGCGACGGGTATCACCGCTGGGATTTGAAAAGAGAAATGACCGTGCCGGAGGATGCTAACGACGTTCGTTACTTCTACAGGACAGATTCGTCCGGAATCACGCTCTACAAGGAGCGCCAGCAATCGCAGCAGCCAGACCCCGAAGCCGAAGCCCGCGAGGAACGGCGCCGCAGAGACGAACAGGCCGAAAATGAATTTGCGGAAGCCGCGGAGGCCCATTTTGAACTGCGCAAGGATTTCATCAAAGAGCTTCCGAACAGCGTATTCAAACAGCACATGAAGGAAATCGCCTTGTTCTGCGTGGCAACGACAGAGTCAATCGACGGTGGCTACTGCAATTCCATCAACCCTCGGCTCTGTGCCCAGCTCCTTGGCATGAGACTTTCGCCAGACGATGAAAACGAAGATTTCTGCGATATGGGCTTTGTCCGCAGCGCGGCGGAAGCCCAGCCGGAAAAGCTGATTTTCTGCTGCTGCTATTCTGCCCTCGATGACGAGGACATGAGATACTACCGGCGCGTGTGGAACATGAACCACTACGAATATGAGCTTTGCGAAAATTCGGACTTGGATCACATCTATGAAATCCTCGAAACGCTCGGCTATGAGAAGTCGGACGATGAAGAAGAAATGGCAGAAGGTACGCACCGGCTCTTTGACACATACGGTGCGCAGCCGGACAAAACTACGGAGGATTCCGATGATGAGTGATGTTTTGACCGAAATGTGCGTCTTGGGCGGCTGCGCCGCCCATCGCGCCATCACGGATGCCTGTAAGCATTGCGGCAATTACCGGGCCGAGATCGAGCGCCGCCGGGCGCTTCCTCTGACGGACGGTACAGACGGACTAAGATTCAAGTGCGTTTCTCAAAATTTGCAGACACAGGCGCTAAAAGGAGGTCAGCATGAGCCAAAGACGTGAAAAACGGAAGCGCCGTGAGCGGCGCCGGGAGTATGCGCTGGAACTTCGGTGCTGGCAGCGCAATGAGCCACCGAAGATTCTGTTCTGGCGCTGGCGCAAATGGTATCGCTCGAAGCCGACATTGAAGGATGGTGGGCATTGGAGCGTAAAAGGCACGTGGAGGATGTTCTATGATTAAGACGCTTCTACTTGGAATCGGAGCTATAGGACTTGGCTTGACTCTTGCGCTTCTGCTCATCTTCACCTACATAGGGATTCGGGAGCTTATTTTCGAATTGCGGATGAAAAAGGTTATGCGTTTTCTCGATACGCCAGAGGGCAAGCAGAAGCTAGAAGATCTTTCGGACGCGGTTAGCCGGGAAACCGGCCTGCCGAAATGGGCGCTTTTCTGTGGTGCCGATGAGTTTGGCAACATCATCGTTTCGCCAAGATCACCTGATGCTCATATCGAACAATACGAAATGGAGGATGAAAACAATGGCCGCTTGTAAAGCGTGCATGGCTGCGCTCGTCTGGATTACGACGCCGGCCGGAAAATCTATTCCCTGCAACGAAACCCCTGTCTACTACATCGAGAAGCCGAAAAGCGGGAAAAAGCGCATCGTTACACAGAACGGAGAAGTCCTTTCCTGCGAATACACGGAAGACCCAGCCAAAGCAACCGGCGTGGGCTATGTGCCGCATTGGGCAACCTGCCCCCATGCCGATCGATTCAAAACAGGAGGACGCAAATGAAAGAAATGGTATATATCAGCGACCCTAATGCGGATCGTGAGATTCTGGATGAAGGGTATGTCCACGGGTATCATTACTGCATTGTTTCCCTCGGTTCTCATCCGTGCGCCTATGTCGAGATTCCCAAAGACCACCCGTGCTACGGGCTTAACTATGAAAAGATCAAGGTTAGCTGCCACGGCGGCTTGACGTATTCCGAGAAAGGCATCGGTCCTCTGTTTCCGGATGCGTTCTGGATTGGCTGGGACTATATGCACTTCGGTGATCGTATTGAAATGCCGAGCTACGGTGCCCGAGGAAAGACATGGACAACGCGCGAGATACTGACAGAAGTTGAAAACGTGGTGTATCAGCTCTCGAGGATTGGAGGAAAAGGAGGATAAGAAGGATGGATAGAGAAGTTCTGGAATCAATGGAGGGCAGCGCAGATGTCTAAGCCGAAAAAGCTGGGTATGCCAGCCGCCTATACCTCGAACGCCAGAGCTGATTTCCTGCGCCGCCCGAAATCGGCAGAACGTCGGAAAAGGGCTGTCGCAAGCGACGATCGGCTGGAACGTATGGAACAGAAACGGAGGGAACGTGAAAAGGAGACTATGGACTATGACCAGAAAACGCGCAGTTAAGCTGCTGATGGCTCGCGGATATAGCCGCAACCGGGCAAACAGGATTATGCAGAGCAAGGCGCCAGGTGACAGCAATCTCCGGGCATACAGAACATATCTTCGCTGCGATAGTGTCTGCGATACCATTGCTCAACTCTCACGTCGTTTTTTCAAATGTCTTGTTTCCGCAAACGCTCTCACCGAAGCCCTGCTCTTTATGGGTGAGGCGTTGGCTGGGAGGTGACGGCATGAAGCGAAAAAGAGCTTTAAAAATACTGATGGGCGCTGGCATGAGCAGAAACGATGCCTGCCGGTTTATCCAAGAACCTTTTGCGGTCGAGAACGATGCCAAAGTTTTCGTTGGTCTATACAGGATGGCGGTCAGGAAATCTCACGTGCATATCATGGCCGATGGCGACAAAACGTTCATTCGTTTCATTCCGAAGAACAAGCAGCCACGTTGCTACTTCAACACGCACCTCGAATGCCCCGCAGACCGCGTTTGCGCGATTTGCCGAAATGATGTTTTCTATGTTCAAAGCGTGGAGTGAAGAAGTATGACGACTGCAATCAGCAGACTACTGCTTGGTGACGCGCTGGAACAGCTGCGAACATTGCCATCCGAAAGCGTCCATACCTGCGTTACCTCTCCGCCGTATTATAATTTGCGAGATTACGGCATAGCAGGTCAGATTGGAAGAGAGACAAGCGTAGAAGAGTACCTGCAAAAATTGGTCCGTGTTTTCCGCGAGGTTCGGCGGGTCTTGCGGGAAGACGGAACCCTATGGGTAAACATGGGTGACAGTTACGCTACCAGATCGGGCAAGCAGCCGCCGACGAACACCCGTAATTCTTACGGGCACACGGAAAAACGCACACCGCAAGGTTACAAATACAAGGATTTGATCGGCGTTCCGTGGCAGTTGGCTTTTGCGCTCCGGGAAGACGGGTGGTATTTGCGGCAGGACATCGTCTGGTATAAAACAAATGCCATGCCAGAGAGTGTAAAAGACCGCTGCACAAAAAGCCATGAGTACATTTTTCTGCTGTCGAAGTCAGAGCGCTATTATTTCAACGCGGCAGCAATCAGAGAGCCGGTTACATCGATCAAGGGAAACGCCAGAACGTTCCGCGGCGGTGGCGCCTACGTGGGCGGTCAATGCCATAGCAACAGCGCCTGCGTGGAACGCAAGAGCCATGGAAACTGTGAGAATCAAGCGGGCTATAGGAACAAGCGTGACGTGTGGCCCGTCAGCACAACCGGATTTCGCGGTGCGCACTTTGCCGTATTTCCTGAGAAGCTGATTGAGCCTTGCGTTGTGGCGGGCTGTCCAGAAAGCGGCATCGTTCTCGACCCCTTTATGGGGTCTGGTACAACCGGCGTTGTGGCAAAACGGCTGGGGCGGGAGTTCATCGGGATTGACTTGAACTCCGAGTATGTAGAGATTTCAGCCAATAGGATAAAGATGGAGGGAACAAATTATGCCGAGAACCGATGAATTGACCTGCCGATTTTGCGGCGCAGACAGCCGCTGCAAGGTCGAAGAAGTATATCTGCGCCCCAGAACACCGCCTATGTTTTGCGTCAGGTGCTATAATTGCGGTAGAGCGGGTACACCGAAAGGCACGAAGAAGACCGCAATCCGTGCTTGGAAAAAGGCTAAATGATGATGGGAAGGGGCGGCACACATGACTCTGGCGGAACTGAATGGACACCTTGATCTTGTCCAGCAGCTTCAGAAAACCGAAGAACTGCTTCAGGGCTTGTGGAATGCGGCCGTTCCCGGTGCGCAAAAGCTGGATGGAATGCCGCACGCCTCCGGCGTCAATGACAAGGTCGGCGTCCTCGGCGCGGAGATCGCGGACATGGAGACGCAGCGCGACGCGCTGAAAGAACAGATTGCCAGAAGCGAGGAAACGATCGCTGTCTGGATCGCCGGAATCGAGGATAACACCACACGCCTTGTATTCCGGCTGCGTTTCATCCGAGGTATGCCGTGGAAGGTAGTTGCAAGTGTGCTTGGTGGGCGAAATTCCGAGGATGGTGTGAAGTCCATATGTTATCGCTTCCTCGAAACTTGCCCCGCCATGACGCGCGCTGACGCGCTGTGACGCTTGCAATCACCCCTAAGATGTGATTTCATGTAAACTGTAAAATTCCAAATCAAGCCGGGCGGCGCTCCTGATCGGGGCGCTGCTCATTTTATTCGGAAGGAGGACTTGCCTCCACGATGCTCCTTGCGTGGAGGATGGCTCGGACTTGCAGCGTATCGCCAACGCTGCCGGCTGCGGGTACATCGAAAAAAGGAGGAAGCCCTATGTTGCTCACATGAGCGGCGCGGGGTCAGCAGCAATGATCTACTTGCAAAACAACGTATTCGATGAAGCATTGGAACGGCTGCGGATGATCTTCGACGGCCACGACGATGTGATCGTCAGCATGTCCGGCGGCAAGGACAGCACAGTTCTTTTCCGCATGGCGCTTATGGTTGCGCAGGAGCGCGGGCGTCTGCCGCTCAAGGTATTCTGGCTCGATCAGGAAGCCGAGTGGCAAGCGACGGTGGACTATATGCAGCACATCATGGAGCTGCCGGAAGTCACGCCGTATTGGTATCAGATTCCCTTTGAATTCACAAACACGCTCTCCCCGGAGAAGAATTTTATCAGTGTTTGGAATCCGGAGGACAAAGCGATCTGGATTCACCCGCAGCACCCGCTCTCCATCAAGGAAAACCCCAGCAGCGAAAACCGATTCCATGAGCTTGTCAACGTCCTCCCGTCCTACTGCACCGATTCTGAGAATTGTGCCGTGCTGGTGGGAATGCGCATGACGGAAAGCCTGAACCGGCGCGTTGCTATCACGCAGCATGAAGCCCGATACAAAGGCGTGACGTGGTGCAAGAAGAAAGTTGGTAGGTGTCAGGTGTTCTGGCCGATCTACGATTTCACCAACGATGACATCTGGACAGCCATTGCCAAGAATCACTGGGCGTACAATCGCGTCTACGATCTGCAATATCAGTGGGGCTTGGCAAAGGAAGCAATGCGTGTTTCGGCGCTCATCCACGAAACCGCCTGGCACTCGATTGAAATGCTGCAGGAGTTTGAGCCGGACACCTACAACAAGTTCATCCGTCGCGTATCTGGCGTCGGTACATTCGCCCATACCTTTGACAGCGGCGACATCATCCCGCGCCAGCTCCCCTTTGCGTTCCGTTCGTGGCAGGAATACCGCGACTATCTGCTTGTCAATATCGTAAAGCCGGAATACCATGAGTTATTCCGTAACCGCTGGAAGAATCAGACCGGCGACGAATGGTATCGCGTCCATGTCAAAGAGATCGTCCTGAACGATATTGACGGCACGAACAACGCAAATGCCCGCTCCCGCTTCCGTATCCGGGAAAAGGCGCCTACCTACCGCAAGCGCGACGCCGCGCAGTTTGAGCAATATATGGGCAGCAAGAAATGATTTCAGATCAGCCCATTCACAGCGTCGAGTGGATACCCATTGAAAAGGTCCACGCAAACGACTACAACCCCAACAGTGTTGCCACGCAGGAGATGAAGCTGCTTTATCGCTCCGTCAAAGCGGATGGCTACACGCAGCCCGTCGTTACCATCTACGACGAAAAGAAAGACCGGTATGTTATCGTCGACGGCTTCCACCGATACAGCATCATGCGCAGATTCAAAGACATCTACGCTTCATGCGAGGGGAAGCTACCCTGTGTTGTGCTTCATGGCAAGACCATGAATGATCTCATGGCCTCGACCGTTCGGCACAACCGCGCCAGAGGCAAGCACTCCATTAACGGTATGTCCAATATCGTCATGGAAATGCTGATGAACGGCGCGACCGATCTGCAGGTCTGCAATGAGCTTGGCCTAGAACCGGAAGAGCTGGTGCGCCTCAAGCACATCACCGGCTACGCAAAGCTCTACGAAAACAATTCATTCACACGCGCTGCAATCTCCGAGAATCAGGCGCGTCAGCTTCAGAAGCATCGAAAGGAGGCTGGCACTGATGGAGATTGTTAATCAGATCGTGATGAAGAAGATTTCCGAGGTCAAGCCCTATGTCCGCAATCCCCGGAAAAACGATAAGACGGTCAACCTGCTTGTCGAGATCATTCCGAAGGTTGGCTTCAACGTGCCGCTGGTCATCGACCGCAACGGTATCATCGTCAAAGGTCATGCCCGTTATGCTGCCGCCATTCGGCTCGGCATGGAGGAAATACCCTGCGTCGTAACAGACGCCGACGAAGAAACGATCAAGCTCGACCGTCTGGCCGACAACCGCATTTCCGAATTCTCCGAGTGGATCAACGACGAGCTGCTCCACGAGATCGATATGCTCAACCTTGACTTTGACTTCGATCTCGAATCCCTTGGCTTCCCTGCTCCCAGCGACGATTTTGACGCCGATGCTCTTTTCGATGACGGGGTGGTCGGTGAATCCGAAGAGGACCGCCGTGCCAGATACCAAGCCTATCTGGATAACGCCGCAAAGGAAGAAGCACAGAATGTTGCAATCACCACGCAGGAGCAAGTAGACCGCGCCAAAGCCTCCGCTCTGAGCGTAGCCGAGAAGCCGCCCAAGTATGCCAAGGTCGTTTGTGAGCATTGCGGCCACGTCATGTTCATCAAGGAGGGCGATGCAGTTTTCTCCGTAGAACAATCGTAGCCACCGGTAATTATTCATAAGGGCTGGGTGGGTATGCAGCCAATCCCCTGTCAAATCCGTACCGATGTGAGGCGATAAACGATGCAAGAACAAGAGAAGATTCCTGTCTGGGTGCAGATCGTCAATGGAAAGACGGTGTGCATCTGCCATCGAGGGCGCAAAGGCTGCAAGAAGCCCTGCGAGAAGGACGTTGTCACGCGCGATAAGTTTGCTGGGTGGCAGGGTATCATGCGTCGTGATCGATTCGGCCGCTGAAAAGGTACTGTCGGGAGGGGGCGGCATCTGTTGCGGGCTCGACGACCCCAAATTTCGCCTAGTTAGTTTCCTGTTTTTCTGGTAATTTCGTTACGATTACCGCTGGAATGTGCGCAGGTATCGACGCAGATACCGCGCATTTTTCATACCACAGCGCGGGTGAGGCATACCGCGCTGACCTCCTAAGTTCATATGACCACATCGGGGTAAGGGTCACGCCCGTGCAGCACGGGTGCTGCGGTGAAATTCCGCTGAGCCCCCTCGAAAAAAACGAAAGGAGCTTGCTATATGGCTGAAACGAGAATCAAGATCGATGCCGAAGCTGAAATCAGCACGACAGAGCTGGCCGCGATCCTCGGCGTGACGGCGCGGCGTGTGCAGCAGATGGCGCAGGACGGAACAATCGTTCCGGTGCGACGCGGCTACTTCCAGCTCGGCGACGCGGTTCAGCGATATATCAATTTCCTTTCCAAACCGCAGATCAGTGAGGCCGAGCAGAAGCTGGAAACGGCGAAGCGGCAGTCCGAAGCGCAGCTCAAGCTCTCCAAAGCTCAGCTTGCGAAGATGGAGGTCGAGGAGCTGAAAGGCAAGCTGCACCGCTCGGAAGATGTGGAGGGCTTCACGGAAGATCTAATTTACACCATCCGCGCTGCGCTGCTGTCGCTTCCGGGGCGGCTGTCGGTTGACGTCACCGCCGCGCAAAGCCCGGCTGAGGCTGCCGAGATCATTCGCAAGGAAGTCCATAAGGTCATGCGCGAGCTGGCTGCGTATCACTACGACCCTGAGAAATACGCCGAGAAAGTAAACGAGCGGCGCGACTGGAGCAATGCGGGGCGCAGCTATGACGAAGAATGAGGCAGCGGCCGATGCGCTGAAAAAAGCCGAAGCCGAACGCCAAGCCAAACGGCGCGGCGCGGCACGTCTGAACAAGGCCATGCGCAAGGCGCTGGCCGGTATGACGCCGCCTGATGACCTTACCGTCACCCAATGGGCAGAAGCCAAACGCCGCCTCTCTGCTGAGAGCGCAGCCGAACCCGGCCCGTGGCGTACGGAGCGCACGCCCTATCTGCGCGAGCCGATGGACGCTTTTACGGACCCAAAGGTTCGGCACATCGTCATGGTGGCCGCATCGCAGGTCGGCAAGTCCGAGTTTCTGAATAACTGCATCGGCTACATCATTGACGAGGACCCCGGCTCTATTCTGTTCATTCATCCCACAACCATTGACGCGCAGGAGTATTCCAAGCTCCGTATCGCGCCGATGCTGCGCGACAGTCCGGCTCTGCGGCAGAAGATCGCCGCGCCGAAAAGCCGCGACTCTCACAATACGATTCTCCAAAAGGCCTATCCGGGCGGCATCCTTACGATGTGCGGCTCGACCGAGGCACACGCGCTTGCATCAAAGCCTATCCGCTACGTGTTCGGCGACGAACGCGACCGATGGGCAACGAGCGCCGGCAATGAGGGCGATCCGTGGGATCTGGCAATGGCCAGGCAGACCACGTTCTATAATGCGAAGGCCGTCGAAGTATCAACTACGACGATCAAAAATGCCAGCGCCATCGAAGCTGCCTACTACACAGGCACGATGGAGCGGTGGAACTCCAAATGCCCGCATTGCGGCGAGTACCACGAAATCCGCTGGTCTGATATTCGCTTTGAGTACGACGAAATCATCGTCTCTCACAAGAAGACCTACAAGGTCAAGAAGGTGTACTACACCTGCCCCGGCTGCGGCTGCATTTCCACGGAAGCGGAGATGAAACGCGCCCCGGCAAAATGGATTGCCGAGAATCCGGAAGCCTACGGCCAAGGAACCCGTTCTTTCTGGCTGAACGCTTTCGTCAGCCAGTGGGCTTCGTGGGAATCTATCGTCCTGAAATATCTCAATGCGCTTGGCAGCACGAAAAAGATGCAGGTCGTTTTCAACACCTGCTTCGGTGAGCCGTGGGAAGACCGCGGCGACATTGAGGATGAGGATTCGCTGCTCGCTCGCCGCGAGGACTACGGCAAGGACAAAAACGGCGAGCCGGTCGAGCTGCCGCCGGGCGTCCTCGTTTTGACGGCTGGCGTTGATACGCAGGATGACCGCATGGAGTATGAGATCGTCGGGCACGGGTTCTTCGGCGAAACATGGGGCATTGAAAAAGGAATCGTCATGGGGCGCCCGGATGATGATGCCACATGGAACAAACTCGATGAAGTTGTGTTCGACCGCGTGATGCGTTTTGAGAACGGCGTCGGCCTGCGGGTGTCTATGTCCTTCGTGGATGAGGGCGGTCACTTCACGCAGAGCGTTCGCGCTCAATGCAACGCCAGAATCAGCAAGAAGGTATTCTGCATCAAAGGTATGCCAGGACAGGATAAGCCCTATATCTCGCCGCCGAAAAAGCAGAAGATCTTCGTCAATCAGATCGCTGTCGGCACCTGCTGGCAATATCAGCTCGGCGTCGATTCTGGAAAGGAAATCATCATGGATAATCTGCGCGTACAGACGCCCGGACAGAAATATTGCCATTTCCCGAAGCGCGACGATTACGGTAGCGCCTATTTTGCGGGTCTGCTGTCGGAAACGAAGGTTTATGATCCGAATAAGAAGCAGCCATGGTCGTGGAAGAAGATTCCCGGACACGAGCGCAACGAGCCTTTGGACTGTCGCAACTACGCGCTGGCCGCGTTCAAGGCTCTGCCCAAGAATCTTGATGAGATTGACCGCCAGATCAAGGCCGCCTCCGGTGTCCGTGTGCCTGCTCCGCCCTCGGCGAACATCACACCGCCGAAGCGCCGCACGGCGCAGCGCGGCAGGCAGAAATACTACGACGATTGGTAAGGAGCGTGTTTTATGGCAAGCAGAATCATCATTGAGAAGCGGCTTGCGTTCCGCGAAGCGGCGCTTGAAAAGCTCTACGACGCATACACGGCGCTGGTAGACGGCGGCGTAAAATCCTACATGATCGATGACCGGCAGCTCACCCGTTTTGATCTCCCGGCGCTGTCTGAGGAAATTAAGCAGATGGAGAACGAGATCGATCAACTGACCTCGGAGCTGAACGGCAGCAAGCGCCGCAAGGCGTTCGGCGTCATCCCCCGCGATTGGTGACCTTTTTCGTGAGGCCACGAAAATGATAAATACAGCAATTCGCCCGAAAGGGCTTTTGCACGGACAGTCTGACGGAGTTTTCTCCTTTCGCCGCCAGACCGTCCGTTTTCTATTTCACAGGAGGCGAAAGCATTGAGCAAGAAAAATCATCGCCAGAGCGCCGCACCGTATGCCAAGGGGTATAGCGAAGCTGGCGCGAGCGTCACCCGGCGCGCGCTCAAGGGGTTCACCCCAGACAGCGGTTCGCCCAACGAAGATATTAACCGCAACAACGCCACGCTGCGCCAGCGGTCGAGAATGCTTTATATGGCATCGCCCGTGGCCACGAGCGCCATCAACACCAACCGCACAAAGGTTGTCGGTACCGGCCTGACTCTGAAAGCGACCGTCGACCGTGACCTGCTGGGGCTTTCTCCGGAGGCGGCAAAAGAATGGCAGCACAAGGCCGAGATGGAATTTCGGCTCTGGGGCGGTAAAAAGCAGAACTGCGACGCGCTCGGCCTGAACAACTTCATGGCTCTGCAGCAGCTCGCGCTCAAATCGTGGCTCATGTCCGGAGACGTGTTTGTCCTGGTGAAGCGTTACCCGGCGACGCCGCTGAATCCATATTCCATGCGGCTGCACGTCATTGAGGCAGACCGTGTTTCCACGCCTACCGACTTCAGCGGAGGCTATACCTACGGCGGCTTCATGGATGCCGTCGTTCCGGACGGGAGGCCCGGCGCCGGTCACCGCGTTTTCGACGGCGTGGAGGTCGACAAAAACGGCCGCGTCGTTGCCTATTACATCAGCAACACCTATCCGCACCAGATCACGACCGAGAAACAGGAATGGACGCGCGTCCCGGCCTACGGCGAGCGCACCGGCCTGCCGAATATCCTGCACATCATGGACAGCGAGCGCCCCGATCAGTACCGCGGCGTTCCGTATCTGGCACAGGTTATTGAGCCGCTGCTGCAGCTTCGCCGCTACACGGAATCGGAGCTGATGGCGGCGCTGGTGCAGAGCTTCTTTACGGCATGGATTGAAACGGAAACCGATCCGTCTGGTACGCCATTCAATGAAGTCGGCACAGGAGACATTGCCGGCGTTCCGACTGCCAGCCCGGATGGTGCTGGTGCAAGCAATATCTCCGACGATCCCAACGAGTACGAAATGGGGCCGGGTACGGTAACGCACCTTGCTCCCGGCGAGAAAGTCAACTTTGGCAGTCCGAACATCCCGACCGCAGGGTTTGAGACGTTCGTGAAGACAATTTGCCGCTTGGTCGGCTCGGCGCTGGAACTGCCTTATGACGTACTCATCAAGGAATTCAACAGCTCCTACTCTGCAAGCCGCGGTGCGCTGCTGGAAGCATGGGAAGCGTTCAAAATGCGCCGGTCTTGGTTCGTGAACGACTTCTGCCAGCCGATCTACGAGCTGTTCATGGCCGAAGCTGTTGCGCTCGGACGCATCAATGCTCCGGGCTTCCACACAGATCCGCTCTTGCGCGAGGCGTGGTGCGGCGCTCGCTGGATTGGCCCCGTTCAGGGTTCCCTCGACCCGAAGAAGGAGGCCGAGGCCGCTCTGATGCTGACCAACCGCGCCATCAAGACGAACGATCAGGTCACGCGCGAAATGTCTGGCGGCGACTGGGAAGAAAATGTCGATCAGCTTGCGCGTGAAAATGAATTGCTCGCAGCCATCGGGAGCGTACAGCAGCCAGCAGAAAACACACCGCCTGCGAGCGGTGAAGAGTGAAGGAGGAATCGGGCATGAAAATGAAAAATGCGCCGGCTATTTCGATCAGCAAAAAGGTCTATACCATGGCCACTACGGATGAATCTGGCAGCTCGGCCGAGATCACCATGTATGGTGACATCTATGAGCAGCAGCCGACAAACTGGTGGGGCGAACCCATCGAGGGGCAGTACATTCTGCTTAGTGAGTTTTTGGAGGACCTCAAGCAGATTTCTTCCTGCAAGAACATCACAATCCGCATGAACAGCTACGGTGGCGACGCCGGAGCCTCAAATATGATTCATAACCGCCTGCGGGAGCTTTCCCGGAGCGGCGCAAAGCTCACCTGTATTGTGGACGGCGTAGCCATGTCGGGCGGCAGCATCATCATGTGCGCCTGCGATACGGTCAAGGTCAATCCGTCCAGCATCATTATGATTCACAAGTGCTGGCAGTTTCTTTTCGGCGGCTATAACGCCGATGAACTGCGGGAGCAGGCTACGCAGCAGGACGCATGGGATAAGATGCAGTCCGAGGTCTACAAGCGAAAAACCGGGCTTTCTGAAACGGTCATCATGCACATGATGGCAGATACAACCTACATGACAGGTCGTGAGGCCATCGAAAAGGGCTTCGCGGATGAACTGATTGAAGATGCCGAGCCTGTCGGTATCGCCGCCAGTGCGGACGGGCGCAGCCTGTTTGTGCGCGGCAAGCAGTTTCACCTCGCTCCGGGCATGTTTGCTCCGGACAACATTCCTACGGTCGATTCCGAGGCAGCGGCCCCGGTTGAGGCGAATAAAAACAAGCCGGAGAATCCCGGCGAAGAAGGAGGAAACTCTATGACACTGGAAGAGCTCCGGGCAAAATACCCGGACGAAATCGCTCAGGCTGAAGCTGCTGCACGGGCCGCTGTCGATCACACCGAAGCGGTCAATGCGGCGGTTCAGGCTGAACGGGAACGGATGCAGGAAATTGACGAAGTCGCCAGCCTGCTCGATCCTGCTGACGTGCGCGAAGCCAAGTACGGCGAAAAGCCTTGCACCGCCGCCGATCTGGTAATGGCCGACGCGAAGAAGCGCGCCAAGCAGGGCAAGAAATTCCTGTCCGACCTCAAGGACGATGCCGACGAATCCAACGCTGAAGACGTTGGCGCGACACCTCCCCCCGCTGAGGAAGAGAAAGAAGACGATGACGCGAAGAAGACCCCGGAAGCGCGGATGGCTGATGCAAGAGCCAAGGTTTCTGCGCTGTTCGGCAAGAAGGAGGGCTAAGCTATGACGAACCTGAGCAAGAAACTCGGTGAGATGAATTTCGATGGTCTGTTCACGGACGTCGTGCCTGCCGTTCAGGTACGCGGCGGCACCATTCGCAAGCAGACCACTTCTGCTGTCACACTCAAGCGCGGCACGATCCTCGCAAAATCCTACGGCACGGCTGGCGACGGCAAGCTGGTGATCCTCGGCTCCACTGCCGCGACCAATGAAACGCTGACGCCGGATTGCGTACTCTGCGACGATGTTACCGTTGGCACCGACGCCGACGAAAAGGTCGCAGTCTACACGGCCGGCTGCTTCGACCCCGACAAGGTGAGCGTCGCTGCCAGCTACAGCATCACCGAAACCGACAAAGACAATCTGCGTATGCGCGGCATCGTCTTCAAGGACGCTGCCGCCGCCAACTAAGGAGGGAGTCAACTATGAGTGCAGAACTGAACTTCTTTGATACCTATGTCCTGATGGCGATTGTCGAGGAAATTGTTCCCCGGCAGACGTTCTTCAAGGATCGCTACTTCCCGACCGGCGATGGCGATATCTTCGCGTCCGACAAGGTGCTGACCGAGTATCGCAAGGGTGACCGCAAGATGGCGGCTTTCGTGTCTTCCCGCGCCGGTGATATTCCGATGGAGCGCCGGCGCTACGAAATCCACGAGCTTCAGCCTGCGTTTATCGCGCCGTCCCGTCTGCTGACGATGGACGATCTGCGCAAGCGCGGCTTCGGTGAAGCAATCTACGCCAACAGCACCCCGGCACAGCGTGCCGCCCGCCTGCAGCGTGACGATCTTGCAGATATGGAACGCCGCATCATCCGCCGTGAAGAATGGATGGCGGTGCAGACTATGATCAACAACGCCTGCACGATGCAGTCTTACATCGATGACAAGACTGAGGGCGAGAAGCTGTATGTGCAGTTTTACGACACGACGAGCGATCACACCTACACTGTCAGCACCAAGTGGAACGCAGCGAATGAGAAAGGCAAAGCGTTCTTCGGCGACGTGAAGAATATGTGCCGCAAGCTCTCCAAGCGTGGTCTTCACGCAGCCGACCTCGTGATCGGCTCTGATGTTGCCGACGCGATTCTCGGTCTGGATGACGTCAAGTCCCTGCTCGACCGCAACAGTGGTATCATTATCGGCACGATCGATCAGCAGCTCAGCGCCTATGACGGCGTTGTCTACATGGGTACGCTGAATTTCGGCGGTTTCCGTCTCAACGTGATTTGCGTGGACGAAACCTACGTCGATGACAGCGGTGAGGAGCAGAGGTACTTCCCCGCGACCTCCGCAATGGTCACGGCTCCTGACTGCGGCCACATGATGTACGGCCAGATCACGCAGATTGATTACGGCTCGACCGACTTTACTACCTACGTTGCAAAGCGTGTGCCGAAGTTTGTCCTTGACCAGCCCGGCGATAAGCGCAAGCTGCGCCTTGCCACCCGTCCGTTGGCTGCACCGAAAGATGATTGCCCGTACATCTACGCGGCAAACGTCGTGGCCTGATCGGCGCGTGAAAGGAGTACGGCATGAAAATTGAAATTATCAGCGGTTCCTACGGCTGGCGTAAGACCAAGGACGCCATGCCGAAGCTCGTTGAGCGCGGCGGCATCTGCGAGGTAGACGAAGCCGAAGCAAGGCGTCTCGTCGCGCTCGGCGTCGCAGCGATCGTCCACGAAGCAGATGAAGCGCCTGTTGCAAGCGGCAGCACGGTCGAAAGCGGCGACACCCCCTGCGCCGATATGCCCAGCGAAGAAAACGGCGCAGAGAGCGGCGCAGAGGCCCATCTCGACGCGGAGCAGCTACAGGAAATGACGGTGGCACAGCTCAAAGAGCTTGCCGCCGAGCTTGGCATTGAAACGGCGAAGCTCCGCAAGAAAGATGACCTGATTGCGGCAATCGTCGCCGTGCCCGTCGAGCCAGGCGAGGAAATCAGTGAGGATGATCTTCCTGATCTGAGCGCCGCCGCGCCGGTGGTATGAGCAAATTCAAGGACATGGTCGCGCGTGACAATGCGCGAACCTTTATGAACCTCGACGAGTTTGCAGAGAAGCGGATCGTGGTCTACGACGGCGTGACATACGACGGCGAGGATCACGCTGGCATTCCGGTTGTGCTGTCCGGACTGAAAGAGAAAGACCGCCGCCAGCTTATGAGCGATCATATTCAGGGGCTGTTCCTCGTTTCGTCCGTGCTGCATTGCAGGATTCAGGATCTCGGCGGCAACCAACCGGAAAAAGGGACGCGCATGGAGATCAGCGATCCCGATGACGCTACCTTCTTCCGACGCTTCTACGTCGCCTCGTCGGTCTGCGAGCTGGGCCTGCTTCGCGTAGAACTGGAGGCGTTTGACGAATGAGCAGCTTCTACGTCGAATGCATCGGCGCTGAGAAATTCCAGAACGCAGAGCAGATGCTTGCTGATGTGCCGGGCGGCATGGAACGTGCGCTGAAATCCGCGACAAAACGTGCCGTATCGTTCCTGCGAACGCAAAGCACGAAAGAAATCCGGCAGCGGTATGACATCTCGCGGAAGAATATCCGCGCCGAACAGAATATCCGCGTCAATTACCGCTATTTCAACGGTGTTGAAGCGCGTGTCTCGTTCCGCGGCAACAAAATTCCACTCTGGCGCTATGGCGGCTCGTCTCCAAAGACGCCGACCGTCAATCCCGATAAGACCATCATGGCCATTGTCAACGGCAATCTTCGCCCGGTTCATCCGGGCATTGCCGCGGCAGGCCATCAGCTCGTTTCAACTTCGCCGACCACGTTCTCCCGCGCGTTCGTTGCACAGATGAAATCCGGGCATATCGGCATTTTCGAGCGGACCGGCGGCAAGACGGCGACTGGCGACGCGGAGATCAAGGAAATCATGGGTTCGTCTGTCCCGCAGATGCTCGGCAACGAAGATGTTCAGGAAAGCCTCGCTGAAAAGACGATGGCAAAAATGGATGAACGTTTAGAGCATGAAGTGAACCGAATCCTTGCAGGATGGGGAGGTTAAATTTTGACACGACTGAATTTACTGGACGCGCTTACGAGCTTCACGAATGAGGTCATGCGCGAAATTTTTCTTCCCGTGCGGCGGCAGAAGGGCAACGAGGAAGAACCTGCCGAGCGCCCGCCGCTGGTCTACCGCCAGCGTCTGCCCGATGTCAAATCCGCGACCTCGAAAGCGCCGTACATTCTGCATCAGATCGTCACTGGTGAAGATGAGCAGAAGCCCGGCGAGCCGACGGACAGCAGCGTTGAGGTCCGCTCCCTTTTCTGCGTGTACGGCGAAGACGATCAGGAAGGTGCGCTGCGGCTGCTTACGACGGTCGAGCATTTCCGTCAAGAGCTTCTGATGCACGGCGTAATCGCCAAGCAGTTTGCGCTGGATCTTTCACAGAAGCTGTCCACACTCTACTACACCGACAACACCGCACCGTACTTCTGCGCGGAGCTGGTGTCGGTATGGAAAATCCCCAGTGTCAACAGGGAGGCATTTACATGGTAAAAGCCAAAGGCAAGGCCGGTGCGAAAAGCGCCGGCTTTTGTATGTACATCGGGCCGAGCATCGTCGGCACGATCCAGCAGGCGCGTATTCTGTACGGTGACAAGCAGGACGCGCTCGCGCAGATCTCGGCAGCGGTTGAGAAATATCCGCTGATTGCCACGCTGGTTATTCCCGGCGATCAGGTGTCCGAGGCAAGAATCAAAGTCAAAACACCCGGTAATCTGCTCTACGTGAATTATCACAAGCTGGCAGACCGGAGAAAGAAGGAGGAGTAACCATTGAAGCATGGCGTATATGTGCGGGAGCAGAAAACGAGCGTTTCGACGCCCGTTGTCGCTGAATCCGGTGTGCCGTTTGTTGTCGGCACAGCACCGGTTCACTCCGCAGAATCCCCGGCCGCGCTCTTTACCCCGGTGCTTTGCACCGACTGGGAAGACGCGGTAAAGAAGCTGGGCTATTCCGACGACTGGAAGACCTACACGATCTGCGAAGTCATGTACTCGCATTTCAAGCTGTTCCAGCGTCAGCCAATCATCTTCTGCAACGTGCTTGATCCGAGCACCAACAAGGAGGCCGTCGCGGGCGCGGAAGTCACCCTTTCCGGCAAGCAGGCAAAGCTGCCGTTCGACGCGATCCTGTCCAGTCTCGTTGTCAAGACGGCATCTTCGTCCGAATCGCCGCTTGTCAAAGACACGGACTATGCCGCGTACTACTCGGACGGCAACCTTATCGTCGAGACGATCGAGGACGGCGCAGCCAAGGCCGCGACCAAGCTGTATATCAGCTACGACAAGATCAAGACCGCCGACATCGACGATGATGACATCGTCAAGGGCATCGAAGCCATCGACCTTTGCATGGCAACCGTCAGCACCACGCCCGACCTCATTATCGCGCCCGGATGGTCGCATACCAGCACGGTGCAGGCCGTCATGGCGGCGAAGGCCGAAGTCATCAACGGCATTCTCGGCGCAAAGTCCATCTGCGATATTGACTGCTCCGCCAGCGGCGCGCGCAGCTATGATGCCGTCGCCGCGAAGAAGTCCGCGACGAACCTGATCGACCCGGCTCAGATTGCAGTCTGGCCGCAGGTGAAGCTCGGCAGCAAGCAGTTCCATCTCTCCACCCAGCTCGCGGGCCTGATGGCGAAGGTGGACAGCGGCAACGACGGTGTGCCGTATGAATCGCCCTCTAATAAGGCCCTCCAGTGCGACGGCGCTTGCCTGGAAGACGGCACAGACGTCACCCTCACGCTGGAGCAGGCGAACATTCTGAACGCCAACGGCATTTGCACAGCGCTCAAGTTTATGAATGGCTTCGTGGCGTGGGGCAACTACACCGCCTGCTACCCCAGCAACACCGACATCAAGGACTATTTCATCCCGATCAGCAGAATGTTCAAGTGGGTCGGCAACTCCCTCATCAAGACGTTCTGGTCGAAGACGGACAGCCCCATGAACCGGCGCCTGCTGGACAACATCAAGGATTCCGCGAACAACTGGCTCGCAGGGCTTGTGGGCAGCGAGTATCTGCTCGGCGCCCGCGTTGAGATCCTCGACTCCGAGAATCCCATGACGGACCTCATGGCCGGTATCGTGAGAATCCACATCTACATGACGCCGCCCAGCCCTGCACAGGAGATCGACTTCGTACTCGAATACGACACCGATTACGTGCAGAGCGCGTTGGCGTGACGAAGGAGGACTGAACAATGGGAATGGTAGATCAGGCCGTAATCAACTTTGCCTGCTACGAAGACGCCAAAGACTTCCTCGGTCTGGCTTCCGTGACGCTGCCCGATGTTGATTTCATTGTTGCGACCGTCTCCGGTGCTGGCATTGCCGGCAACGTGGAGGCGCCGATCATCGGCCATATGAACGCCATGACCGCGCAGCTCAAATTCCGCACCTTCAGCGCTGAGAGCCTGAAGCTGCTGGAGCCGCGCGAACACAACATCGACCTGCGCGCGCCGCAGCAGGTGTACGACCCGATTGCGGGCGTTTACAAGACGCAGTCCGTCAAGCACGTCCTCGTGCTTGTTCCGAAGACGCTGTCGAACGGCAATATCGCCCCGGCGTCTCCCACGGACGGCTCTGGCAGCTACGCCGTGCGCCGCTGGGTGACGTACATCGATGACGCGAAGGTCATGGAGCTTGACCCGTACAACTACATTTGCGAGGTGAACGGTGTCGACTATCTTTCCGACACCCGCAAGGCCCTCGGCAAATCGTAAATCTTTGGGGCGGCGCGCGATGCGTCGCCCCGTCATTTTTGAAAGGAGCCTCGAATCATGGAAAACAAGAAGCAGAACACCGCCGCAGAAGAAAGCGGCAACATCTTCGCAGTCGCGGAGAAGCAGGACGAAGCAACCGCCAACGATGGCGTCTTCACGCTGCATCTTACGCGCCCTCTGGAGCATGAGGGCAAGAGCTATTCCGACCTCACGTTCGATTTTGACAGTCTGAGCGGCAGCGACTCTCTGGCGATTGAACGGGAGCTGCAGATGCTCGGCCATACGGTGATCGTTGCGAATTTCGACAGCGAATACCTCATCCGCGTATGTGTCAAGGCGTGTACGGAACCCCTTGGCATTGATGCGCTGGGCAAGCTCAGTATCCGCGATTTCAACCGTCTGCGGAACACCGTAAGAGGTTTTTTATCGCGCAAGGAGTGATCGTCGGAGATGGCGGCGTATGGCTTCGCAGGCAATGCCTCGCCATGGCCCGGACGAACAACACTCCGGTAGATTTCTGGTTATCTCTACGTCTCGGCGAATTTTCGCAATGGGTGAAAGCCTCTAATGCGCTGATTGCCGAGGAAATGGAGAAGCGAAAACAAAAACGCAAGTGAAAGTGAGGCGGAGATATTGGCATCGCGGAAAGAATATGAGATGCTATTTGCGCTTGAAGCGCAGCTTGGCCGCGAGTTTCGCACGACCTTTGCAAAGGCCCGCGGCGAGCTCGGCGACACGGCCGATAGTGCAGAATCTTTCGGCAGCCGCGCGACACAGGCTGTGGACGCGGTGTCGAGCGTTCTTGCTGCGGCTGGTATCTCCGCTGCGCTTAAAGAAATAAAGGAAGGCTTTGACGAGTGTGTGCAGGCGTCGATGGATTTCGAGTCTGCCATCACCGGCGTCGCCAAAACGACAGACCTGACAGACGAAGAACTGGCAGATATGTCGGACGCAATTAAAGCCATGTCCACGGAGATCCCGGCATCTACGACCGAGATCGCCGCCGTCGCTGAAGCTGCTGGCCAGCTTGGCATTCAGAAAGACGCGCTGCTCGATTTTACGCGCGTTATGACAATGCTCGGCACAGCGACGAACATGACAGCCGAAGATGCCGCAACCGCCCTCGCACGGTTCGCGAACATTACAGGCATGTCCGCAGACAATTATGATCGTCTCGGCGCCGTGATCGTTGATCTTGGCAATAACTTTGCAACGACCGAATCTGAGATCACGCAGATGGGTACGCGCCTTGCCTCTGGCGGCAAGCTGGCCGGTCTGACGGAACCTCAGATCATGGCGCTTGCCGCAGCAATGTCCTCCGTCGGCATCGAGGCCGAAGCTGGCGGCACGGCCATGACGCAGACGCTCAATGCCATCGAAAAGGCTGTTGCAACCGGCGAAGATTCTTTACAGAGCTTCGCAGATGTTGCAGGAATGTCTGCGGATTCGTTCGCGGAAATGTGGAATACGGACGCGCTGGGCGCTCTGACAGCGTTTATCCGCGGGCTTGGCAATCTGGACGAACAGGGCGAAAGCGCTGTTCTAGTGCTGGAAGACCTCGGCCTTACCGGCATTCGCCAGAGCAATATGCTCAAGTCCCTCGCGCTGGCCGCTGACCAGATGGACAGCGCCGTACAGACGGCAAATACCGCGTGGGATGAGAATATCGCTCTGACGAACGAAGCCAACAAGCGATACGCCACCACGCAATCCAAGCTGGATATGATGCAGAACGCCTACAACAACCTCAAGGTTGCCGTAGGCGATGCTTTTACCCCGGCGCTGCGCGATGCCTACGACGCCGGTACGGACGTGCTGAACGTCCTCGGCGAGTTTGTGCAGGAGAATCCTGCGCTCGTCAAGGGTGTTGTAACATTCACGGGCGTAGTCGGCGGTGCAACGGTCGCATTGACGGCATACGCCGCAATCTCCAAAGTCATTAAAGCGCTCGACATGGCTACGATGTTCGGCGGCGCCGTCGGTCCTATCATGTTGGGCGTAACTGCCGTGGCCGCATTGACGGCTGGAATCGTTGCGCTCAGTGACGCTTCCAAGGACGACGCTGTTCCGTCCGTCCGGGAGCTGACTGAGGCGGCGCGTGAACTTGACAGCGCCATGAGCGACGCCAGAGCCGCTTGTGATGATACCGTCACAACGACGGAAGCATCTGCGAATGTCGCGAACAATTACATCGACCGTCTCGATGAGCTGAACTCTCTGAGCAAACTGAGCGCGGAGCAGCAGCGAGAATATCATGGCATTCTCGTCATGTTGACGCAGACTGTTCCGGATCTGGCCAACTACATCGATCTTGAAACCGATACGATCAATGGCGGCACGGAGGCGCTGCGGGCCAATACGCAGGCTTGGAAGGATAACGCCATTGCTCAGGCCTATCAGGAACAGCTCACTGAGATTTACAGCAAAAATGCCGACGTTCTGATTGAAGCAGAAAAGAACAAAATCGGTCTGCGCGACGCTGAGGGCAAGCTGGCTGTGGCGCAGAAAGCACAGAACGACGAGTTTGAACGCCAGAATCGGCTCTATCAGGAAGCCAATCAGAAGGTTCAGGAATACTACGAGGAAACAGGCCTTGTCACCGACGCCAATATGTGGCTCGGCGAAACGACCGACGAGCTGAACTGGAAGCTGGAACAGAACGCGCAAGCGGTTATGGAGGCACAGGACGCTGTCGACGCCTACCAGAAAGCCATTGATAAAGACAACGACGCGCTGCAGGCCGCGCAGGACGAAATTGCACTCGCTGAGGAAGCTGTTCAAAACCTGACAACGGCCACTGAAGATTCCACCACCGCAACCGAGGACGCGAGCCGCGGCTACGGTGAGCTGAACACCGAGATCAGCAGCGTCAAGGAACGTGTCGAGGCTCTCCAGCAGGCGTATCAGGAAGCCTATAAAGCTGCCGCAGAAAGCGTTCAGGGCCAATATGCACTTTGGCAGCAGGCAGACAGCATCGTTGCGACCTCTGCGTCCAGCATCAACAGTAATCTCCAAGGCCAGATCACGCATTGGCAGACCTACAACGATAATCTGGCCAGCCTGCGTGACAGGGCTGGTGATATTGAGGGCCTGACCGAAATGATCGGTTCTTTCGCAGACGGCAGCTCCGACAGCGTGAATGCGGTTGCCGGCATGGCTGCGGCCAGCGATGAAGAATTGGCCGCGATGGTCGAAAGCTGGAATAAGCTGCGCGAGGAACAGAATAAAGCCGCCGAGGACATCGCAGACTTCCGCACCGGCTTCTCTGAAACTATGGACGCGATCAGTGGAGACCTCGAAGCCACCATTGACGACATGGATCTTGGCACGGAAGCTGCGGAAGCCGGTCGTGCGACCATTCAGGGCTTCATTGATGGTGCAACCGGAATGCTGCCGACAGTGCAATCGGCGTATTCCCAGCTCGGATACGCCGCCCTCGCTGCTCTCAGCCGAAACGTGCAGAACAATAATTCTGTTGCTTCGAGCCGTCGCATGAGCGGGTTCTCCCGATATGCCAGCGGCACAACCTCTGCCGAGACCGGTCTTGCCCTCGTCGGCGAAGAAGGCCCGGAGTTTGTGATGATGCACGGCGGCGAAGCGGTCTTGAACGCGGCCGACACACACAGCGCCATCGAAGCTATGACTTCCACTTCGGACAGCTCCGTTCCAGTGCAGGTCAATATCACTGTCGAGGGCGATGTCAATGACGGCGTTATGGAGCGCCTTGAAACCTATGGCGAGGAATTTGCCGCACAGGTACGCGCGGTGATTCGAGAAGACAATATCAACGCGCAACGGGGGGCGTACAGATGAGCAGAATCTACACGACTGTGCAGGGCGATATGTGGGATATGATCGCCTACAAGGAGATGGGCAGCGTCGACTATACCGACGATCTGATGAACGCCAATAGCTCGCTGCTCAGTTATTTCTCCTTTCCCGCAGGCGTCATGCTGACAATCCCTGATGTGGTGGAGCGCCGCGCATCTACGCTGCCGCCGTGGAAGCAGGTGCAGCGATGAGCAGCCGAAATCTCGCGAGACGCACAAAAGCCGAGGTTTCCTTTGGCGGCATCGACATCACAAAATCCATTCAGCCGTATCTTTTGTCGATCTCCTATACGGACAACGAAGAAGACGAAACGGACGATCTGCAAATCAAAATCCAAGACCGCGACGATCTCTGGCTCACGCAGTGGCTCGATGAGATCTCTGAAAAGCTGTCCTGGGCATCGCCCTCCGGTGGCAGCGCATCTGGTGATGCCGTTGTCAGCGAAGCGAACAAATACCTCGGCACGCCGTATGTTTGGGGCGGCAGCAGTCCGAGCGGCTTTGACTGCTCCGGTCTTGTCTACTACGCGCTCAACGAAGCTGGAATCAATGTTCCCAGAACAACTGCGCAGGGCTACAAGGATATGGCTACACCGGTCAATGAAGCCACAGCGCAGCCCGGCGATCTCATCTTCTTCGGCACGCAGGGCGTTGTTGACCACGTGGGTATCTACATGGGCAATGGGCAAATGGTCAATGCGACCGGTTCGTGCGTCCAGATCACAGACATCAACACCCGCAGAGCCGGGATTATCAGTTGGGGCAGAATTGGCGGCGCCACGCAGAGCGGCTCTGCTGCCTCTGCACAGGCAGGCACGCAAAGCAGCGGCTCAGGATCTTCTACTTCCTCTGGCGAACAGGGTGCATCCTCCGATGGCGGCGGCGCAGAAGAACGGCTCGCCATGGACGTTGTGTTTGTCCGTGAGAACTGGAACAGCGACGGCTCCGACGCGGTGCTGCCGTGCGGAGAATTTGAGCTTGACAACATCTCCTGCAGCGGGCCACCGAACACAGTCTGCATCAAAGGATCTTCGATTCCGTTTTCTTCGCAGCTCCGGCAGACCTGCAAGAGCAAGGCATGGGAAAGCTACACGCTTAGCGGCATTGCGAATGAAATCGCCGGGAGCGGCGGTATGACCTGCATGTATGAATCGGACAGCGACCCATATTATGAGCGCGTCGAGCAGATCGACATGAGCGACATTGAGTTTCTGTCGCAGCTTTGCCATGATGCCGGCATTTCTCTCAAGGCAACAAACCGGATCCTTGTACTGTTCGATCAGCGCAAGTACGAGCAGAAGCCAGAAGTCCGCACCATCAGACGCTATGACCACAGCTATAAGACGTACCAGCTCAGCACCAGCGCAGCCGATGCGCAGTATGCGTCGTGCCGGGTGTCCTACGTCAACCCCGAAACCGGACAGTGTATTGAGGGCATCGCCAAGGTCGAGGGATACACCGAAGACCCGAACAATCAGCAGCTTGAAATCACCGCCAAGGTTGGAACAGTGGACGAAGCGAAGGAGCTTGCAGAAAAGAATCTCCGTCTTCGCAACAAATTCTGCCGCCAGGCACAATTCCTGCTGCCGGGAGATACCGACCTCGTTGCGGGCGTCAATGTCGCGCTCAAAGGCTGGGGCGGCTACGACGGAAAATACATCATCAAGCAGGCTGTCCACAAGCTGGACAGCGGCGGCTATACAACGCAGATCTCGCTGCGCATGGTATTGGAGGGATATTGATGGACGCAGAAAAAGTGTTAAAGCGGCTCGTTCGCGTCGGAACTGTGACGGACATCGACAATGCCAAGCGAAAAGCGCGAGTGAAGTTTCAGGACTGCAATATGACGTCCGGATGGCTCTATGTGCTGGACACGCACCCGCACATTCCAGCTTATGACCCTGCGCAGCAGAAGACAGAGTTGCAGGATGGGCATCAGCACGACCTCACGATCAAGCCGTGGATGCCGCTTGTCAACGACACCGTCCTCACGCTCTATCTGCCTGTGTTCAACGGGGATGGCTTCGTGCTGGGAGGTATCGGATGATTGTAGGGGCACTTGGAGACGTTGTTTTTTCAGTTTCGTCGCGCACGCTGAAAACAATCAGCAATTTCGTATGGTCCGGTTCTGCGCGGTACGCCACGCATGATCTCCATGCCGGCAACAGCATTTCGGAATACACCGGCACAGACCTTGCGAAGATCACCTTTGACATTCAGCTTCTTGCTTCCCTCGGCGTTGACCCAATGTCCGAGATTTGGCGGCTGTTCGATCTGGAACGGCAGGGCGTGACGCTGCCGCTTACGATTGGCAATCATGGATACGGCCGCTATCGCTGGACGATCCTGAGCCATAAGACCAAGGCGGAGCATTATGACGGGCATGGAAACATCATCAGTGCGACGCTGAGCATTTCCTTGCAGGAATATCTACGATGAGGGGCGCACACTATGGGCTACAAAATCACCATGTCGGAGATCGGGCCGATCAGCCTGAACGAAACCGACCCTGTAAAATCCATTCTGCAGAACGTGTCCATCATCCTGCGGACGATCAAAGGCTCCTGCCCGATGTATCGCGGCTTCGGTATTGACGCTACCTTGATCGACCGCCCGATTCCTGCGGCAAAGGTGCTGCTTTTCTCTCAAATCCGCGAGGCCATTGAGGAATATGAGCCGCGCGTCCGTGTCAAGAGCGTCGATTTTGATACGCAGGAAGAAATGCAGGGCGTTCTAAGCCCTATCGTGGAGGTGGAAATCGTCGATGAGTCGTAATACCGAATTTCAGTTTGTTTCGACCGACGCTGCGGAAATCACAAATTTTCTGATTACCGTTTATGAAAACTTGACCGGGGTGAGCGTCAGACCGGCCAGTCCGGAAAAGCTGTTCGCGCAATGGGTAGCCAGCGTCATCATTCAGGAGCGGGTCTACAACAACTACACCGCAAATCAGAATATTCCGAGCCGCGCCGAAGGCAAGAACCTTGACGCGCTGGCAGAACTGTACTATCTGCAGCAGCGCCCACAGGCAAAACCTGCTTACTGCACGGAACGGTTTACGATCTCCGAGGCGCAGACGTTCGCCATCCTCGTCCCCAAGGGGACGCGCGTCACAGACGCCAGCAACACCCTGATCTGGGAAACTGTCGCCGACGCCTACATCAACGCTGGCGATACCTACGTCGACACCGCCATCCGGTGCCAGACGGACGGCACGGTCGGCAACGGCTACGCCGTCGGCCAGCTCAACGTGATCGTTGACGTGTTCGACTACTACACGTCCTGCACCAATATCACGACTTCCGACGACGGTTCGGAGATCGCCAGCGACGAAGAATTCTACGAGCTGATGCGCGAATCCATGTTCGCGTTTTCGACGGCCGGCGCGGTTGGCTCCTACATCTACCACGCGAAATCCGTATCTACGGAGATTGCTGACGTACAGGCCGTTCGCCCGGCTGTCGTAAAGAAAGTGACGCTTGATCTCTATACGAAAGGCGGCGTCAAGTACGCTTTTTGGGGCGGCGACACCATCGACCTGTCCTCTCTGGCGGTCTACGCCAAGGGCAGCAGCACGGCTGCGAGCGCCGACACAGATTATACCGTCACCTACGAAAACGGTCTGCTGCAAGTTGCAATCGCCGCAGACGGCGCGCTGGCAAGCGCGAGCCAGATCGACGTGTCGCTCACCTTTGACGGTGCCGGGCACGTCGATATTTATGTCCTGATGAACGACGGAACGATTGCCACGACGGAGATCAAGAACGCCGTCCTTGCCGCCTGTAACGAAAGCAAGGTGCGGCCGCTGGCCGATTATGTCAGCGTCAAAGACCCCGGCCTCGTTTCGTACAATATCGACTTCACCTACTATGTCCCCACCGACACGACGCTCTCCGGTGCGGCGATTCAGGAAGCCGTAGACGCAGCCGTCGAGGAATACATCGCTTGGCAGTCCGGCAAGCTCGGCCGCGATATTAACCCGGATAAGCTGCGCGACCTCCTGTTCCACACGGGTGTCAAGCGGATCGTGCTGCGCTCCCCGGCCTACAAGGTGCTGGAGGGCGGCAAAAACAACGCCGCGCCGCAGATTGCAAAGCTGGGAACGAAAACAATCGTGAACGGAGGCTACGAGGATGAATGAGCAGTACGGCCTCACGGTTGAGAACCTGCTGAACGTCCTCCCCGATGTGCTGCGGCAGGATGAAAAAATGCTCGCGCTCGCAACCGGCGTCGCGGAGATCCTGACGGCGCGGCCGGCCGAGATTGAGCAGAATATGCTCTATCAGCACATCGACACTCTGCCAGAAGATCTTCTCGACCAGCTTGCGCACGACTTCGGCGTAAGCTGGTGGGACAACGACTGGGATATTGAGCAGAAGCGCGCCACGTTCCGCGAGTCCTGGCACGTTCGCCGTCACCTCGGCACGAAGTACGCCGTCGAGCTGGCGTTGTCCACTTCGTTCGGCTCCGGTAAGGTGCAGGAATGGTTTGAATATGGCGGCGAGCCGAATCACTATCGCATCTTTGACGTTGACATCAGACAGGTCAACGACAATATCCGCACGTTCCTGCAGATCCTCGAAGTTGTCAGCCGTAAGAGCGCGGTGCTGGACAGTATTCGTGCAATTTCCGTCCGTGAGCTGATTCTGTACTTCGGCGCGGTTATGAGCGTCACGAAGAAATTCAAGCTCACCACGGGCGAGGTCAATACGGACATTGACATCATGGGCGACGAAGCCGGGAACGCCCTGTGCGACTGGGACGGCGGTCTGATTATGATGGATAAGGAGGCAACGGTATGACACACTGGTTGACCCCGGATGGGTACAACGTCATGCTTCGCGGGCTCATGGGCGACGCGATCAAATTCACACGCATCAAATACGGCAACGGTACGCCGGGTGACGGCGCGAACGATCTGAAGAACCCGTTGCTCTCTCTGAAAATTGCTTCTGCGACGCGCAGCGAGAAGTACATCACACTGTCTGTGTCGTTCAAGAATGTCGAGCTGGAGATCACCGGCTTCTGGGCAACCGAAATTGGCATTTACGTCGAGGACCCCGACGATTCCACGAAGGAACTCTGCTATTGCATCTGGGAGGAAACAGAGGTCGAGAAAGCCGACTATATCAACCCCAACGTCGAGCGCCTGCTTGCATCGCAGTACGACTTTGTGGTGTTCGTCAGTGAGGCCAAAAACGTGTCTGCGGCGCTCGGCGAAACGTTGGTCTACGCAACCGTTTCGGAGCTGAACAATCACAAGAATGACCATAACAATCCGCACAAGGTCACCAAGGAGCAGATCGGCCTCGGCAATGTGGAGAACAAAGCCCTGATCGATCAGACACCGGCCTTTGTCGCGGCAAACGAGCTGTCCGACATTGCCTCCGGTGAGAAGATGGGTTCTATCCTCGGAAAGATTGCAAAGGCGCTGTCGCTGCTGAAATCGCACCTTTCCGACTTCAACAATCCGCATAAGGTAAAAGCCGCCGATATTGGCGCCGCTGCGTCGAAGCACTCGCACAACGCAAATGACATCAACGATGGCACGGTCATTGTGCAGCGCGGTGGTACTGGCCGCAACGAGTGGACGAAGAACTGCATCGTTTTCGCGGACGGTGAGAAATCGCTTGGGCAGGTCTCGGCACCATCGGAGGTTTCGCTTCTGGCGCAGGGGCCTGATTCCGCCCCTGTCTTTATGAAGTTGTCCAGTCTGGCGTTGTTTGTCACCGGCAACACGCCGCCGACGCAGAAGAATCTTTTCTGGATTGATCCGACGCCTGTTACCGGCGGCTTGAAGTATTGGAACGGCACCGACTGGGAGCACGTTCCTGTTGCTTATTCTTGATCTTAGGAGGACTCTCGCATGAAAATTCAGATTGAAGCCGAACTGTCCAATTACATCGAATCCCTGCATTATGACCGTAATTCCATTCAGGAGCTGCTGCTCATGGCGGCAAAGCAGGGCTTGAAGGACACCGACGCATACAACGCATGGATGAAGGACTACCTCGGCAAGAGCAAGGAATACGAGATCGCAAAAGCGACGCTGGAACGTGAGTTTATCATTCCTGCCGTCGGCAATGCAGCGGTTGACTGGGTGCTTGATTTCTCGACCGCCACGGTGACGGTGACGCCGCGGGAGCAGACCGATGACTAGGCCACAGGAAACCTTCACCGATATGCTGGCGCGGCTTTTCCCCATGCCGGGTATCCAGCTTGGCATCAACTCGCCGCACTCCAAGTGCATTACATTTCAGGTGACGGAAGACTGCAACCTGCGCTGCAGCTACTGCTATCAGGGCTGCAAGACGCACCGGAAGATGTCGCTTGAAACCGCCAAGGCCGCCGTCGATATGCTGCTCGCCGCAGACGAGCGGACAAATCAGTACATCACGTCCACGGAGGTTGCCGGGGTCGTTCTTGACTTTATCGGCGGTGAGCCGCTGCTGGAAGTCGAGCTGATCGACCAGATCCTCGACTACTTCGTGGCGCAGACCTTCCGCCTGCATCATCCATGGGCGACGCGCTGGAAAGCGTCGATGTCCACAAACGGAACGCTGTACTTCCGCCCGGAGGTACAGCGGTTTTTGGATAAGTGGGCAAAGCACCTGTCGCTCTCCATCAGCATTGACGGAGATAAGCAGCTCCACGATTCCTGCCGCGTCTTCCCGGACGGCTCTGGCAGCTATGATCTTGCTATCGCGGCCGCGAAGGATTACATGACCAAGGGAAACGCCCTTGGCTCGAAGATGACGATTGCTCCCGGCAACGTCGATTATCTGTACCACGCAGTAATCGGTCTGCTGGACGCGGGGTATCGGGCGATCAATCTGAACTGCGTTTACGAAAAGGGCTGGACGCTCGACCATGCGGCTACACTCTACACACAGCTCAAACGGCTCGCCGATTTCGTCCTGCTCTCGGACGAGCAGCCGTATCTGTCGATCTTCAGCGAAAGCATCGGCCATCCGCTTCCGGAGGACGATAATCAGAACTGGTGCGGCGGTACGGGGCTTATGCTGGCGGTTGACTGCGATGGCCTGTTCTTCCCGTGCCTGCGCTACATGGGAACCTCCCTCGGCCATGAGCAGCGGCCCTATACCATCGGCGATCTGGAACACGGCATCAACGTTCTTCCGGAACATCGGGCGCGGGTGGCAGAAATGGCCGCAGTCACGCGGCGCAGCCAGTCCACTGACGAATGCTTTGCGTGCCCGATCGCGTCCGGCTGCTCTTGGTGCAGCGCGTACAACTACCAATGCACAGGGACTCCGGACAAGCGCGTAACGTACATCTGCCCGATGCACAAGGCCCGCGTCCTGGCGAACGCCTACTACTGGAACAATCTGTACCGAAAACGCGGCGACACCGCACGTTACCGGTTGGATATTCCGGACGCATGGGCGCTTGAAATCATCCCCTATGCAGAGCTGTCAATGCTCAAATCAATCTCCAAGGAGGGCTGAGTATGGCATATATCGAGGCCGAACGCTTTGCCGAATTGAAAGCGCGTGTCAAGGCCGAGTGCCTGCGGCGCTGCCATACCGGATCTGTTGCGGAATACGGCGGCGAAAAATACGAATACACGAACAGCCCCACCGAAGATCACACCGTCGACGTGGAGCATTATGAGAAGCTGGCGCTTCCGCTGTCGAAGATCCACAGCGAGAAAGTGCCGAGCCTTGACGGCCGCAGAATCGTGTTTGACGAGGACATCACCGAGTTTGAAGCGGCGTTGACGCTCTTTGAAACACGCCCCATGACGGACAAGACGCGGGGTGACTGCGAAACTTCCTGCACGGGTGCTTGCTACACCGGCTGCTCTGGCGACTGCACAGGCGGCTGCGAAACAACGTGCTCCGGAGAGTGTCAAGGTTCCTGCACCGGCTGCGGGAGCGGCTGCGCGAACACCTGCGAAGGTTCCTGCTCTGGCGGCTGTTACGGCTGCGGCGGCAACTGCACAGGCGGCTGTTCCGGCTCCTGTGATGGTAGCTGCTCTGGTTGCTCCGGTTCCTGCTCTGGCGGCTGTTCCAGCAGTTGTTCTGGCGGCTGTAAATCGTCCTGCACAGTGACCTGCGGCAACACTGGCTGCGTCGGCTCGTGCCTTGGTCTCTGCTCTGCCGGCTGCACGACCTCGTGCCAGACGTCCTGCGGCTATTGCGGGACAAACTGCACAGCCGTATCGAAGTAAGGAGGTAGCCCTTTGGAAATTGCAAGTAAATACGAAATCGCTGCGGCGAACCTCGCAATCGCTTTGCAGACGGACACGGTTTCCGTTGAGCAGCGAAGTGAGCTGCGAGCGGCAATCGGCAACAGCATCGACAAACTCGTCGACGCGCTCAACATGATTATCGTCTGCTACAACAAGCGAATGTACGCTGGCGAGATTGCGCCTGAAAAAGCCGCAAAGTGCGTCAAGGCAGAATACGCCGCCATCGGCCTTTCCAACGTGGTCGCATACGATTATTTCTCCGCGGCGGTCGGTGCGTTCTTCACGCGCAAAACCCTGATGGCGCTGTCGACCGATGAAAAGCTCGCGTGGGTGAAAACGATCTTCGAGCAGAACGAACGCTGCGGCTGTCAGCGCGTCAAAGATGCACTGTTCATCTACTGCCTGCGGCTGCTGTCGCACATGGGCATCGTCACAGCGGATCTCTCTTTCACGAACCTCGTCATGCGCGAGATCAACGCCATCACGGAAGACCGAAAGAACGCCGCGATCATGCCGCAGGCGCTCGTCACGGAATTGTAAGGGGTGATCGTATGGCAGTAGAAAACGTAAATTCCAAGCCGATTGCCGCTTCTGCGGCGATTGCCGACTTTATCCTCGCATCGATTGGCGGCAAGGTTCGCCGTGTTCCGATCAGCACCCTTGCTGAAACGCTCACCGATGCCGAAGTTGAGCTTATCAGCGCCGCTGCGTCTGCGCTGGTGTCGGCTGCGGGCAGAGCCTGTTATATCGGCACAAATGAAAACTGGTACGTGTGGGATGGCGCACAGGGCGCGTTCGTCGATTCGGGGTATCCATCGCGCGGCACACAGGGCGAACCCGGCGTAATCTTTACGCCGCACGTGACCGAAGCCGGTATTCTGAGCTGGACGAACGACGGCGGTCTTCCGAACCCAGAACCGGTCAGCCTGCTCGGCCCTGCGGGCGGCGTGACTTCGTTCAATAGCCGTTCCGGTGCGGTCGTCCCGAAAAACGGTGACTATACCGCAGAGATGGTCGGAGCGGAAGAAAAAGACGCCGTCAAGAATCACAACGAGTCCGAGACCGCGCACAAAGATCTGTTCAATGCGAAACTGAATAAGGACGGCGACGGCGGCACTCTGAAACCTACCTTCACGCAGTCCGCAACGAGAACGCAGCTTGAATCCGGTCTGGAAATGAAAGTCCTTCTTGGACGCATTATGAAGTGGCTGGCCGACCTCGGCTCTGCGGCGTTCAAAGACAGCGGAAATTTTGAATCCGCAGGTGCTGGTGCCGCAGCGGTTTCCGCGCACAATACCGCCGCGCAGGCCCACGCGGATCTGTTTTCCAAGAAAAGCGGCAAGGCTGTTTCGTTCACGCTGTCGCTGCCGGTCAACGGCTGGTCGAATCTTGCGCAGACGCTGGAAGACGCACGGTTTCTGGAATCCGGTTATGCCTACATCGTGACGCCGGTTTCCGCAAGCCTTACGGCATGGGGCGACGCTGGCGTGAAAGTGGGAGATATCACTGAGAACGGGAAAATGCCGTTCACCTGCACCGATACGCCGACAAGCGCAATCTCGGTAAACATTCTCAGAGCGGAGGTCTCACAATGAGCAAGGTATTTCAGATGATTGGCGGGAGCGGTGGCGGTATCAAGCTCGCGTCTATTGAGATCACAACGCCGCCTACAAAGACCGCATACAAGGCTGGTGAGCCGTTTTCTATGGCGGGCATGGTGGTCAAAGCGACATATTCCAACGGCGCCACGCTGATTGCAACAGGCGTATCGGTCGAGCCAAGCGGCGGTCTGGAAGCAGGTCGCACCAGCGTCACCATCCGATACACGGAGGGCGGCGTATCCTGCACCGCAACACAGGCAATCACAGTCACCAAGACGAATGTGACCGTGCCGAGCCAGAGCGGAAGCCTGACCTATTCGGGCGGCTCGCAAAGCCCGGCATGGTACAACTACGATACGACGAAAATGACGCTCGGCGGCACGACCAGCGGCACGAACGCCGGCAATTACAGCGCGAAGTTTACGCTGAAAGACACAGCCCTCTATCAGTGGGCAGACGGCTCGACCGCGCCGAAAACCGTATCGTGGAAGATCGGCAAGGCAGATGGCTCACTGACGCTCAGCAAGACTTCGATCAAGCTGGAAGACGGAAAGCTGACAGATTCTTTCACGGTCACGCGGCTTGGCACAGGAACAATCACAGCCGTGTCCAACCGCCCCGATATTGCCAGTGTTTCCATTTCGGGAAATATTGTGACCGTCCACAGCGTCGATGAAAACTCCGGCACGGTTACGATCACGGTTTCCGTTGCCAGCGACACGAACTACAACGCGCCGGCAAGCAAGACCTGCACCGTGTCGTGCGTGTTCGTGACAATCTTCGGTGTCTGCTGGACGTACAGCAACTCCTCTCCGGCTCTTTCCCGCCTGACGCCAAGCAACGACCCGAACGGCTATGTCAATGCCGCCGTGTCCTCGGAGCCGAGCGCTGCCATCGGCACAGGCGCTGGCAGCTCTCCATTCGACGCATTCATGCCGTGGCAAGGCATGGAGGAATACAACATCATCAACGGCGCGGTGTCGTACAAGAAAGGCCAGTCCGGATTCTCCCGCACGTCCTACGATACGATGGTCTTTATCCCTGAGTTTTACTACAAGATCGTCTATAACAGCAGCCAGAGCAAGATCTATTACTACGTTGCAAACGCGCCGTTCACCGGCTTTGCCAAGCACCCCGGTTCCGGTCGCTATGTTGGACGATACAATACGATCTCCGGCTATGCTTCCAAATCTGGTGCAAATCCACTGACAAACATCACACGCGCCACAGCCCGCACAAACTCCCGGAAAAAGGGCAGCAAGTGGCAGCAGTACGATTATGCGTCGTGGTGCGCGGTCTGGCTGCTCTATCTCGTCGAGTATGCAAACTGGGATAGCCAGAGCAAAATCGGCAACGGTATTGTCGGCAATTCCTCGCTGCAGAAGACGGGTACGACGGACAGCATGACCTACCACACCGGCACGGTCGCTTCCGCCAGGACAGGCTATGGCGGCGTACAGTATCGCGGCATTGAAAACCCGTGGGGCAATGTCTATGACTGGATTGACGGCATCAACTTCAACAACCGCGCGGCTTATATCTGCACCGATACGTCGAAGTACGCAGACGATACGTCCACCAACTACACGGCGGCTGGGCTCAGCCTGCCGAGCAGCGGCAATATCAAAACGCTCGGAAACTGCACGGCCCTCCCATGGGCATTGATTCCGACGGGAACCGGTGGCAGCGGCACGACCTACGTGCCAGACTACGTGTACTCGTTTTCTGGCTGGTGTGTTCTCTG